CAAAAGATGGGTAAATCGGATGACGGTTGAAGGCGTCCACTTCGCCTTCATTCATTTTTTAAGCAATTTGCCAGTTTTCGGAAATTGCGTATAATTCAATTCTCTTTCGGAAGGGTGGCAGAGTGGTTGAATGCTCCGGTCTTGAAAACCGGCGATGAGCGATCCTCATCCGTGGGTTCGAATCCCACCTCTTCCGCCAATACCCCTCCAAGACACGACGAGACACTGCAAGACATCACGAGACATTTGCTCTCAAAAGCCCGTCGTTATTGGCTTCTAAGCCTATTAAATATTTCCTATTAAATTTCCGAACGAGACTTTAAAAGACTCGGCGAGACATTTGCAGTATCATCAGTGGTGGACATTTGGCGGACAACATCTTCTTTGGAGGACATCAATGCAGGTCACGGCCAAGAACATCTCAAAGCTCCCCGACGGCAAGCATTCAGTAGCACCGAACCTTACACTTTTAGTACGCGGTCCGTCCCGCTCATATATTTTCAGATACATGGTGGACGGCAAGCGCAGAGAGAAGTCTCTCGGTTCGGCAGCCAAGATCAGTATCACGGAGGCCAAAGAGTTGGCCGAGCGTTTCCGGGTAGGACTCACAAGAGGCGATCTTCCCGTGACCCCGAAGGACGAATTAAAGATTGAGGCCAAGAAAGTATTCGAGCCGACGTTCGCAGACTATGCCTTAAAGACTGTGGAGAAGATCGCGAGCGTCCGTCTTTGGAAAAACGAGAAGCACAAAGAGCAGTGGTTCTCCACCATTAAGACCTATGCTATGCCTGTGCTAGGCGACAAGAAGATGTCGGAGATAAAGAGAGCTGATGTCTTGGCGGTGCTCCAACCGATATGGCTTACCAAAACAGAGACCGCCTCTCGCGTAAGAGGGCGCTTGGAAAATATCTTCTCTTACGCGATAACCGACGGCCTTATGGAGTACAACCCCGCATTATGGAGAGGGAACTTGGAACGAGACCTGCCGCCGCTCACTAAGGTAAAGCAGGTCGAGCACCATGAGGCTATGCCCTTAGAGGTGCTTCAGGAAAAGATCGGGTGCTTCTATCCTGCGACGAACAGATCGAGAAGGGCGATTCTCTTTACCATCCTCACAGCTTCCCGCGTGGGCGAGTCGGTGCCCGCTAAGTGGGAAGAGATAGATTGGGAACACAAGGTGTGGAGTGTGCCGCCTGAGCGTCGTAAAGACGGTAAGCCTTATCCGCACCGCGTACCGCTGAGCACGCAGGCGATTGACTTATTGAAGAGCATTGAGAGAAAGAGCGAGTATATTTTCGGCGTCTCCGAGAAGAGCTTGGGCAGTCGCTATAGTCTGCGAAGTATCCTTCAGAAGATGACCAAGACCGAGTACACCATGCACGGCTTCCGTTCTACCTTTAGGGATTGGTGCGCGGAGAACGGAGTGCCTGATATTCTCGCTGAGAAAAGTATGTCTCACGCAACGGGAAACGCCGTTGTCCAAGCGTATCAGAGGTCTGATCTTTTGGAGCAACGGCGTCCTGTTATGCAGGCGTGGGCCGACGCGGTATTTAGCAAGCTGTCTTCGGCTGACTAGATATCCATGCATCGAGGTCTTTAATGTTCCAGCGGGGGCGGCCTGCGACATAGCGGGGAGCGGGGAATTGGTAGTACGTCTGCGGTTCTTTTCTCCATCTGTCGATGGTGCGTGTGGCAACGCCGATGTACTCGGCGGTTTCCATCTTGTTAAGCCAAGTCTTGTTTGTCATTCTTTGCTCTCCGTTGTAAGACTATTGAGCGCCTCGCGTGATCTCAGCTTATTGATACGCTCGGCTATACATCTTTCTAAGCAGTCCCAAAAGTCGCCGTCAAAGACCGTGAGGTTATTCCATTCGTTAATGAAGTCTTTCAAGATACCGTTGGAGCGCTTAAATAAGCGGCTCATGTTTAGGAAAGAGACGTAATCGCAGTCTTGCATTTCCAATGCGCCGTCAGACTTCCTGCGCTTCAAATACCACCGAGCTTTTTTGAGATCGAGGAGTTCGCTTGCGCCGTCCTTGTGACCCGCACGGAAACAATATTTGATGGCGTTACCTTCGCAGAACGGCAGGCGCTCGCAGAAGTCAATGGGTTCGAGCTTGATTGATTGCTCTTCGTAGTGGGACGGATGGTTAACTAAGTCGCTCATTTTGCTTTCTCCTCTTCCATGCGTTTCAGTTGACGTTCGATCTTGGCTCCCATGAGCTTGTCGATCTTGGCTTTGAGTTCCGGCTCACCTTCGAGCAGGTACTCGACCTGCCTTGCCATGAGAAGTACGTCGGCAAGTTCCTCAGCGTTTTGCTCACGTGCGATTTCAAACTGCTCGCGAACACCGGCCCTTGAAACAGGCGTACTACTTCTGTCGTCTAGGAGGTTGTAGTAATAAAACACTTTGGAGCTTGAAGCGGCGAACTCCGCACACTCCTCCGCTAACTTGATGGCCTGAACCTCAAGTCCATAAAAGTCCGCAATTTGTTTCTCTCTATCGTTCATTTACGTACCCTTTAAAAAATGAATCCACGTTCGGTGCGCCCAACTCCTTGAGGCGCTTGGTGTTTAGAACATAGGCGTAACCGTTTCTGCGGTCGGGGCCTATGAGTTCTTGGTTGATAATCCCTTCGAGTTTCAGGGCCATAAGCGAGCGCCTCAGCGTCTCGTATGCCAGCCCCGATACCTCTTGCAGTCGGCTGAGAGTGACTCGCCCCCGAAGGTTGATGTTGTAGAGAAAGAAGTAGAGCAGAATCTTTGCTGAGTACGGCAGGCCCTTTCTTCTTAAGCACCACTCGGGCAGAGTTTCAATCGGTTTCCTTCTTTTCGGCATTGTCTAGTTCCTTTTGAATCCTTTCCACGAGCCACCGCACCACGGGCACCGCCCATGAGTTCCCGATGGCCTTGTATCTAGGGGAGTCGGGGCATTCGCTTTCGTCTTTGCCCCTGTAGCTGATCTTTGTCCAATCGTCCGGGAAGCCTTGGAGACGCTCGCACTCTACGGGAGTGAGACGCCTGACCGCTGCTTCCTCTTGAATGCACGGTACGTTGTTGCCGCCCGTTCCCATACGCGCCGTAAGCGTGGGCGAGGTCTCACCGCACTCGCGGATAACGTCGCTTCTATGAGAGATGTCTATTATCAAAGTCTCTGACCCCCCCCCGATTACTCCGCCGCTTGCCTTGAGGGTTCCGGCCTGATCGTCTGTTTGGCGGAACGTTCCAAAGCCGCCTTCAGCGAAGGAGGCAACTGCTTCCCTCTTTTCTGCGCTCTCGCAAGAATCCCCGCGCAGGCTCGGGCGCTCAAAAAGTACTTTTGCGGGATTGAACCCTTGACGAGAACTTGCGATAACGAAGACTCTTTTACGACGTTGGGGCACTCCGAAAAATTGAGCGTCGAGTGTGCGCCATGCGACACGCCTTTTTGGACCGGCAACGAGACCTGCACTTGGCCACCTGCGGCTTGGTACTTCAAGGGGAAACTTAGCGCCACATAGTTCTCCCAAGAAACAGCCGAAGGCGTTGTCCTTAGTGCGGAGGACTCCGGGGACGTTTTCCCAAAAGATGATGGGGGGGGGGTAGTTCGTCTTCGTTTCGTACATCTTCGATTGCATTTGCTATCTCACAAAAAATAAGTGTTAGGTTTCCTCGGTTGTCTGCGAGGCTTTGCCTTTTGCCTGCCACGGAGAACGCCTGACAGGGCGTGCCTCCGCAGAGCAGGTCGGGTGCTTCGATTTCACGTGCTCTTATTCGCTCCGGCAGAGTGGTCATGTCCCCGTAGTTCACAGCCCACGGGACGCGTTGATCTAAGAGTTCACACGGGAATGGCTCTATCTCTGAGAACCATGCGGGTATCCATCCCAACGGCTCCCAAGCGACGGAGGCCGCCTCAATGCCGGAGCAGACCGAGCCGAAAGTCAGTGCCATTACCCGGGCCTCCTATAAGTTCTTTGGTTAAGGACGGCGCGGGCCGTCGGTGAAATCTCCTTAACGCCGCGGCTTCCGTCGCGGTTGTGCTGCTCGTCCACAATCTGAATGACCGCGAGAAGTTCTCGGACGGTGCGCTGAGGCGCCAGCTCCATAGCTTCCTTAAGCATTGCCGTGATCTCGCCGCACACGTCTCGGATGATCTGAAGCTCGTCGGCCTTGGCGACGTAACCGTGGGTCTGTCCTGAGTTCTTGCGGCGCACGACTGCGGCCCATGCGTGAAGCGCTTTGTAGTGGCGGGCCTTGAACTCCTCGGCTTCCTTTTCTTGGCCTTTCCACTTGCGATCAAACATCAGCATTCCGCCCCAATTCAAGAGGTCTTGAATCTTCACGCACTGCTTGTCGTCGATGACGCCCTGCGGCAGAGACACCTCGGCCACCAAGCCCATGCTGTTAATGATGTCCTTGATCTCGTTGATGGTCTCACGCGGATAAGAGCAGCCGGTTCTCCGTATCGCTCGGGGCCTGTACTCCTTGCGCGGCTTTCTGTTTTTCGGCATTTGCTTGTTCCTTTTTTAGTCTTCTGAGTTCCCTGCGACGCTCATTGATCTTGTCTTTACGTTGTTCGTAGGTGGCTCTCTTGTACTCAACCAGCCGCTCGAACAGCGCCTTTTTCTTTTCAGGGCTCATAGCGTGGTAGAGTTCCCTGCGCTTGCGGTTGTATTCCTCTCGGTGCTCCCTTCGATAGCGAGCGTCATACTCTCGCCTTCGGGCAAGCCGCTCCTCGTGCGTCATCTCTACGCGCTTAGGCGCTTCGGCTTGCTTCTTAGCCTCTGCCTTTTTCTCTTCCCGCCGCTCCTTGGCGCGCTCGCGTTTGCGGGCCGCCTTCTCCTCTGCACTCAGCGTATGGACTCGGCCCGAGGCGGGAGCCGTAACGTACCCGTTCATTAGCGCTTGGTGGTACTTGATGTGAATGGTGTAGTGTTCCATCCCTAAACGCTCCTCGATAACGTAAGGGCTTAAGCCGCAGGAGGCCATTTGTGTAATGCGCTCTTCAATATTCGTCATCATCTGCTTCACCTTCGATTGCTTGTTTCTTATCCAAGAGAACATCCAAGATGTCACGCTTAGTAGAGAGACGCTCCTTGACTGCTTCGTCAAGCGTGCCCTTGGCTACGAGATAGTGGACAAAGGTTGGTCTGTCGTGACCCGCTTGGGCTTGGCGCACGGCACCGATACGCTCAACGATCTGATCGTGTAGTTCGAGCGACCACGTGCAGGAGAAAAAGACAAGGATGTTTCCTCCGTCCTGCAAGTTAAGTCCATGACCGCAAGATGCCGGATGAGCGAGTAAGAGCGGTATCTTTCCTTTATTCCAATCGCGAATAGTCTGCGGTGACTTGTCAAGCACTCGGGCGTAAGGAAAAGCCTTGAGGATACGGTCCACTTCATGTCTGTAGCTGTAGGCGCAGAGCACGGGCGCACCATTGGCTTCCTCAATAACCGAAGCAAGAGCTTCAATCTTTGCCTTGTGGACAACGGTGTAGGCGTCACTTCCTTCACCGTCCTCAACGTAAACCGCACCGCTCGCCATTTGAAGCAGGCGACCTGTTTTAACAGCAGCGTTTGCGGCCGTAACCTCCGCTCCGCCTTCGAGTTCAAGGTAGAGCTCACGAGCGAACTTGCGGTACTGGCGCATGACTTCGCGAGGTAACTCAACCACGATGTCGTTAAAAATATTCTTAGCAACGTCGAAGTAATCCTCGGGGTTGACCGTGATCGAGACATCTTCGATTCTCCTTTTAATTCTTTTGTCGCTCCCTTCTTGGAGCTTCCACTCGACCCAACGGGTGGCGCCGCCCCCTCGTGAGATCGGATAAAAGAACTCTTTCTGAAAGGCAGAGAAGGACTTGCCTAAGCGAGCGCCCTTATCCAAGAACCACATCTGCCCCCAAAGGTCTAAGAGACCGTTCGGCGCCGGGGTTCCTGTCAGTTCCACAAAGCCCTCGGACTTGAACGCGACCTTGGCTAGTGCCTTGGCCCGCTGGGTTCCTTGGCGGGCGCGCAGACCCTTCAATCGTGTGCTCTCGTCGGCAACGATCAGATCGAAAAACCAATCGCCTTTGAGTTCATCAACCAGCCACGGGATGTTTTCATAGTTGATCGTGTAGATGTCCGCGTCGGCGAGCAGGGCTTCGCGCCGAGCCTTGGCGCTTCCGCAGATCACCGATACTCTGAGGTGCCTGAAGCTGTCCCACTTCCTTACCTCGTCCGGCCACGTGCTCTGCGCGACGCGGAGCGGAGCAATAATCAGGACGGTGAGCGACGGCCGCACCGCCTTGATCTGACGGATGGCCTCCAATGTAGAAGCGGTCTTACCCAAGCCCATGCCCGCGAAGACTGCGGTGCGCTTGTTGTAGAGGATGTTATCGACGATCAGCTTTTGGTATGAACGAGGTACGAACTTCATAAATCCTCCGTGACGTTAACGCCGCCGAAGAGTCCCTGATTGATCGCTGACTTAATCGACTCGGGGCTGTCGCAGACGAAGACTTCAAAGCCTCCGTCGTCGATCAGCCGGTCGATCATCCGCTCCTGCGGACGGGAGAGCTTGCCGTTCTTACGAGCTTTCAGCTCGACAAGAATGTGCTTTCCCCGCCGCATGAGGAGCCAATCAGGGGCGCCCACGGTACCCTCGAAAGACATCTTGAAGGCGGTGATACCCAGCTCGGAGCAGAGGCGCTTCAATGCCTTCGTGTTGAGTCCTTCGGGAGTGGTCATTCGGTTTTCTCCGGTTGTCGGGTGAGGCTAAGAAGCTCAGCCGCTTTCCGGTACTTCCCATCTATTCGGCCCTCCGGCGAAGCGCCGAAGACTTCGTAAAACTCCATAGCAGTAGCACGAGTAGGCAATACTCCGCCGCACCTTGTTATGCGGCCGTCCTCCTCGGTTACCACCGTCTCACTCAGATAGGCGTAAGGAAAATTAGCCCACCAAACGTTGTACTGACGACCCCTGAACAACAGGTGAAGGGTGTACGGGCCGCAATTGATTACCTTAACCTCGTCCTTATGGTCGAGCAGGTAACGGTAAACCTTGTCAAGGTCTCGACTTATGGGGTCGTTCCTTATCCACCAGCAGGGGTTGATAAGCGCTTTGAGTGTGTACTTATTCATTTGCTTTTCTCCAAAAGCCTTAAAAATTCAGCAAAGCTCTTTTTTCTAAGACAGGTTGAGTTCTTGACGAAGATGGTTCCGGTTGAGACGTAATAAGTAAAGACCCGTCCGCTGAGATAAACGTTTATTTGTCCTGCCTTCTCAAAAGACTCAACGCAGTAGCCCAATGCCTTCAGCTCCGCAACTCGTTTCGGGAGCTGTTCTCTAATCATCTCTGTTGGTGTCATGGCCGTTCCTTCATTTGCATGAACGGCGCCGGAAGAGAATCTCCGCCAAGGTAAACCGGCAGCTTCCCGTCCCAACGAGAGATGGCTTCCAGTGTCAAGACCTGAGGATTGTCTCGAAGGGCTTTTGCTCTGATAGCGATAGATTCGGCTTCCGCTTTAGCCTTAGTAAGCTGAGCGTCTGCCTCACCTTGTGCTGCTACTCGCGCCTTCTCCGCCTCAGCTTTAGACTGGGCAACTTCGTTCTCACGAAGCATGGCTCTTTGAGTTGCTTCGATCTTGGCGTTGATGGATTCTCTTACCTGAGGCGGATATTCAATGTCAGAAGCCCACGACACTCGAATGATGTGAATGCCGACATTCTCAAGCTGGTGTCTTAATTCTTCCGTGACGTGCTCCAACAGCTTGGTTTTTCCGTTTGCAGTTAGCTCGTTCACGTCCATCAGGGACGCATACTTAATCAAGGCATCCGAGACATTCTGACGAAGGTTAATTTCAGTAATTTCGTCAACACCCTTTCGGTAAGTTTGAAAGACCTTAGTTGCCATAGAGGGCTTAACCTGATACTCGACACCGATTCTTGCATTGACGGCCATAGCGTCAGAAGTTTGGAATGTGAAGGGAACTTTATAGGTATGCAGTTGATTGAAAGTAGGGAACAAGTAGCACTGCTCATTCCACGTCAGCAGGTAGCGGCCGACGCCTAACTCCTCGTTTTGCACGCCCTTATCGGACCCGTAAAGGTTGACCTTGACGCCGACGTATCCGGCGGGAACGGTTTGCAGATTAGCGATGGTGTAGACGCCTCCGACAGCCAATGCGGTGGCAACAGCACCGGCGATAAAAACGGATTTAACAGACATATTTTTTTTCTCCTTAGAAAATGTTTTTGATGATTAACCATAGGGCACCCACGAAACCCGCGACAATCAAGGTGGCTATAACCCAAGCGGGTAAGAGTGTGGATGAGACGATCACGGGCACAACGCACAAGAAAAGGACGAGCCCGATGACAGCAACAATCAGCGAACGAAAAGCGTGGTCACGGTTTTGCATTGCCTGACTCCCCGATTTCGAAGTCGGAAATATCGAACATGACATTTACAGAGAAGCCATTGATCGAAGCGCCTTGGGGTACCGGAGCGAAAATAGAGTCGCGCCACTTCGAATAGACGTCCCAGAAAGCGCGCGCTCGTTCTTCAGCGAATCGGACAGCGTATTCGGCTTCTTCCGGGTCTTTAAAGAAATGTGCAAAACGAGCCTTAACTTCGGGTTTCATACGGATGATTGTTTCTTGAGATTTCATGTGTGTGTCTCCTTATTTCTCTTTGCCTTGTTCAGCGCGCAGAACAGAGAGGCAGGCACCGACTTCTCTCACGATGTCCTGAGCCATTCGTTCGGTGAGCACAACGACCTGCGGTTTCTTACCGTCGCTGTCGGCGCACATGATGTTGATGTAGGGAGCGCCGTCTCCAAAAAGACCAACGTGCAGAGGAACCAATGGGTTGACATCCTTGTATCTTTCGTCTTCCTCCTTGAGGAACGTGGCGGCGCTGACTGCGTTGGCGTATGCCTTATCCAAACCTTCAAAATCAAATTCCTTTTCGTTCATTTGAGTCTCCTTAATCTTTGCGATAGCGAGCCGCCTCAAACCCCGCGGCTACAAGGGGTAAGCCGTCTGCCCAATCGGGCAGGTCGGACATGATCTTTTCCATCTCGCGGTGGTTCCGCGTGTTGTCGTCTTTGATTTCCGTGATGTATTCGTCATGCACTGACATGACGATGTGGTATCCGGCTGCTTCGAGCCGAGGTCCTGCCTCCAAGAGGAGGTCGCAGGCCGCTCCCTGAACACTGTTTTCCGCCAATTTCCCGGAATATGTAGGTATCCGCTCCCACTTCTTTGTGTACTGATTGACCCCCATAAAGCTGAAGTCGCACATCTCGCCTTCCTCGGGCAGGCGCGGTGCCGGGTACACGAGGTAACGGCCCGACGGAAGGCGCATTAAGAGATAATTACCCGAGACCTTGCAGACAATGCGGCCCGCTGAAAAGGCGACGCCCTTAGCTTTGATGGCCGACTGACAAGCCTTGGCAAGCGAATACCAAAAGGACTCGATCTCTGAGTTGGCTTTGCGCCAAGCTGATTTAATGGCGTTGCAGGCAACCCATGCCTTTTGGCTCATGCCTCGAATAAGTTTCTTTTCCTTGGCCCACTTCAGCATTCCCATTGACTCAATCCAATAGCTCTCTTCAATGGTTGCCTCGGTTGTCTTGGCAAGCTCGTCCAAGTCCATGCCGAAGTTCATAGCGAAGGTTGCAAAAGCACCGGGTCCGCCTTGGTATCCGAGCGCAAGCTCCAAGACCTTGCCCATCTGCCGCTGATCTTTGGTCACGTCTTCAGGCTTAATGCCGAAGGTGCGGGCATAGGTCAGCTTGTAGAGATCGTGGCCCTTGTGAATGAAATCTCCCTTGGCGTTGACAGCCCACTCTTGGAACCATCCGTCACGGTAGGGGAGCGCCCATTCGCCGCTCTTGGTTTGCAGTGTGTCGAACTCACGGAACGCTTCGAGCTTCCATTCCTCGCCCGCAAGCCAAGCAAGCACTCGACCTTCCACGTTGGAGAAGTCAGCGACGCATAGACGGTTGCCTGCTGCGGGGACGATCACGCTTCTGATCGCGCTGGAAAGAGGAACGGACACGTCGTCGTAACAGATTTCAAGAATGCCGAGCTTGGTGTCTTCAATGATCTCTTCGATCTCTGCCTGAGATTTAATTAAGGGTCTTGGTAGATTTTGCGGCTGGAACGTTCTGCCGGAAATCCGGCCGGTTCGGGAGGCGCCGCGAAACTGCATACAGCCGCGGAGTCTTCCGTCCACCGCGCCCTGTACCACGCGCTTGTACTTCTGAACAGATGTCTTGGTGCCCATAAGACGCAGACCGATCAGCTCCTTCATTTCAGCAGGAATGTCGGGGTCTTCCATGCGCTTCTCTAATTCAGACTTGCGCATATCCTTCAACTGCCAGCCGTATTTATCAAAGAAAAACTGAATGAGGGCGTCTCGTTGTCCTGCGGTCACGACTCGACCGTCGGTAAGTTTGAACACCTGCTTGTCAATGTCCTTCTTAGCGCGCTCAGCCGTTGCAATAGCGGCCTCGGCAAACTCCACGTCCACACCGATACCTCTCATGTTGATGGTTGCATCCAAGACTTGAAGCTCGCGCTCCTTAGCGGTGCGGTTAAACGCGGGGAGTCTCTTATAGACTTCGCGCATAGACTCAATATCGAGGCGGCAGTAGTTCACGAACTTGGCCCATTCCTCGGGGTGCGTCTTGCTAGTTGCGCGGTCGAGTTTCCATGTGGAGGGGAGCGGCTTGCAGAAAATCTGAATGAGTCGGCTGCCGTCGGCGTCTTTAGCCTTGTCTTTAGAGAGATGGAATACCTCGCAGAGTTCTTTCAAAGAACCGGGGAGGCCCGCTTGATAGGCCATGACCATTGTGTCGTCGAGCGTTTCCATTGGAAGCTCGATCTCGGGCATGACATAAGACAGAAACACGCGGTCGAACATGACGCCGTTCTGCCACACGTGGCGGCGCTCTTTGCGTGCTACTTCGTCAAGTGCTTGTCTGAGTTCCTCGGGCATGGGGCCCGCAGTAACGTCCCAAACCTTGGCGGGTGCGTCGTCGATTGCATAGCCCCACAAGAGGGCTTCAGCGCTGGGGTCTGCGGCATAGGCGTGGGAACCGGCGCGAATGTCTTTCGCGGAGAAGGTTTCCAAGTCGCAGTAGAGAGTAGGAGAGGTAACTTTCATTTGTGTGTCTCTTCTTGTTTGGAAAGGTGGCGGCGGGTCCGAGCGCATGGAGAGCTTGTTCTCCATTTAGAACCGAGCAGAGGTGCGAGGATGACGACCCCGCGATTAGCCGGCCCGAGGGACATGCCCCTCGACTGCACGCTCGACCCGCCTTAAGAAGAAACACACTTTGGTGGGATGTGTATGCTTCATCTTAAGGCCTCTCCCCGCAGTTGGGAAGAGACCGCCGATCAAAAGTAGTTAGAACTGAGAAGTATCGACTTCTGTCTTGCCGTCCTCGCCGTCGTCGGAGAGGTCGTCAAGGTACTGAGCGTCGCTTGTCTTAGCCGAACCAAGAGGTTCACCGTCGCGGACGAACTGCACGGTAGTCAGAGCCGGGTAGATACCGGAAGTGGAGCCGTTGTCCGAGGCATAAAGATCAGCCACGACGTTCACATAACAGCCGTTGTAGGGGATGTCATGCTTGGCGGGGTTGCCGTTTTCGTCCACGGTAGAGTCGTCATTCCAATCAACCGGCTGCTTGTTGCGCTTAAGCACGTCGAGCTTGCGGGGTTCGGTGACACCGTTGCGGCGCTTAATGAACTCGGACGCTTTGCAGTTGACGGTGTAGAAAACTTCGCCGTCGTCGGTGACCTGCTTTCTTGCGGGGTTGTGGTCTTCGGTCTTGCGGAACTGACGGAGCTTGGTCTGCCACTTGTCGCCCCAAAAGAGTTTGGCGGCTTCCTCGACGGCCTTATCGAACTCTCTCAGGTCTTCGTCGGTCAGGAAAAGAACGACGGAGTAGTTCTTGGGCAGGTCGGGCGTGTCCTTATAAGAACGGGGAACGCGCAGGTCATTGAAGCGGAGACAGCAAGCCTTGAAGAGCACTTTTACGTCTTTAAATTTGCCGTTATTGTTGATTGCTAGAACTTTTACAGCCATTTGTTAATCCTTAAAGTGTGACGGGTATCTTTTTTTGATCTCTGCGATAACCCTTTCCAGAGCGTCGAGGCGTCGCTTGGACGACCCCGGCGGTTTGTCCTTCTCCAGCGAGGCCGCGAGCTTTAATGCTTCAACCGCGGCCTGCGGGAGTAAGGAAGATGTTTGATATTTACGATTCATCGGTCAGATAGTCCGCGTCTGATTTCAAAGCGGGGCGTTTATCCGTGGCGGCGGCCAGCGTGGGCTTGCCTTCAGGCCGAGTGATTAAGCCTTGAAGCGTCTGCCATTTGCGCTCTCCGATCACCCCCTGCTTGTAGAGCTTCTCGGCCTGCGTCGGGCTGATAACTTCAGGTGTCTTGTAGTATTCGGACATCTTGAGTTTCGCCTTCTTGAGTTCGTCCAATGCTTGCGCGGAGTCAGTCCACTTGCGGTTTCCGGGGCGGCCCGAGACCAACTTAAAGCCGGGCACCGACTGACCGTTGGAGAGAAGGTCGAACACTTTCTTTTCCACGGCGTCGAAGTAGGCTTCCGCTACAGGCTTGAAATCGAGAATGCGAGAGAGCTTCTCTACCGAGTCGGGCACCGTCAGCACTCGTGGCAGATCAAGTTCGGTCGAGACTTCGCGGGTCATCGCAGGACACGTAGCTTTAGCCTTGCAGAAGCGGCACCCTGACTTAGTAACAGTGAAGTCTTCTAGGCTGTACTTACCCGTCTCGCAGATCGCAATCACGCGCTCTGCCTGCGGCTGGACGATCTCGTCGAACCAAGAGCAGAGGCGTTCTGCCGTCGTCTTCCACGAGTTGGTGTTGTCCGCTCTCGGCTGCACGATATGAAGCTCAATATTCTTGACCGGAAGATCGAGGTGGCTCATGTAAGCCATGTAGCCGTACAAAGAAAGCTGAGGGTTGTTCTCTGCGGAAACAGGGACGCCTTGGCCGTGCTTGTAGTCAAAGACATGAAGCGTGTCGCCTACCAACATCAGGCAGTCGGCGGTACCGCCCATTGAGCCGTTCGGGATTTCAACCGAGTTGACGCGGGTCTCAAAAGCAACGTAATCAGGGAACCCTCCGCAGACCCTATCGAGCTCGGTCAGCCATACACGGGCGCAGTTGATAACCTCGTCGGCCCATGCGTCGGTGATCGTGAATTTCCCCTGCGGGCCTTTGGCTTTCATTTCAGCGACTTTAAACGCGAGCGTCGTCTGAATAGCGTCCCACTGAAAACCGTTGAAATAGTCCCTGCCCGCCAATTCCATAACGGTATGTGCGGCAGTGCCCTCGTCGGCATAGACCGAGCCTTCGTCCGGGATGTCCTTATTTAAAAAGACTGAGGCAGGGCAGTTAATCCAGCGCTCGGCAGCGGACGGAGAAAGAAGTGCATGAGCTGCCATGATTAGACTCCGAAGGTTTCTTTGAAGGCGCGAACCCATTCGCCGTGCTTTTCACGCGGAATGGCACCTACGGTGCGCACACCGAATTTTTCGATAGTGAAGTTGCGGACGGCCTCGGGCTGTGCTCCTTTAAGGACTGCATCGCGGCAGAGGAGGCGGCGTTCTTTGTCGAGGTCCGCGTCGGACTTGTCGGCATAATTTTCCTGAGAGGCCGAGTTCAGCTTGTCGTCCGATTTCGGTTTTTCAATCCATCCTTGCGCTTTCGGCGCGGTTTGCTCAGCCGATTTTGAGGCGGGGGGTGTAACTTTCGGAGCGGCCTTTTTCGCGGGCTTTTCACCATTAGCGGCGGGCTCGGGGGTCAGCTCCTTTTCAGGAGTCGGAGCGGGCGCCGGTGCTGCCTTAGGCGTTGTTTCGGCCTGCACTGCGATAGGCTCGGCGGGCTCCGTGGCGGGCGTATGAGCAACTTTCGCGGGCGCTATAGTGTCCTGTAGCGGGGCGGGTCTTGCGGCCGCAGTAGGCTCGCTTTCGAATTGCTGGGCTTGTTCGATTAGGTCCGCTGTAGCATTAAATAATGAGGCTATAGCGTTAACTAGACTCATTTTTCGCGCTGTATAGCTGAGGTCCTTTCCCGAATGCGTAGTCAATACACTCTTAACGGCGTTTAGTAATTCCTCAGCTGCATTATTTAGATGTAAAAAATATTTCTGCTGCATTGATAAAACTCCTTTATTAGTTAGTGGCGAGAGAAAAATCGGGAATAGGGACGGGCGCGGTGTCATATCGCCAGCGTGCGGCGCCTAGCTTCAAATTGCGATTGAGATCGACCTTCAACCGTTGTTTGATAGACCCGCGGCCGGTATCCAATACCTTGGCGGCGGCTTTTAATGCCAGCCGTAACGACCCCGCGACTAGGCACCGATAAACGAGCGCGGCGGAAAAATCTGTAATGTCTACAGTCATCGGGCCGCCCTGAAAATCAGCGTCAAAATAAATGTAGGTAGTGACTTCAGGACGCCCGGCGCCGGGGTCGATCACTAGGCGCGCTATGTATTTCGCGGGCGCTGCTGGTATTGTTTCGGGCGCTGCGGTGGCGCGTAATTCAATCCGTGCAAACATTTTTAAAAGCTCCAAATAAGAAAGGGCGCCACGGTTTTTTGTCCGTAGCGCCCTTTTTTCTGTTTCCCGGTCGTAGGAAATAAATTTTTGTTCAATCATCAAACGCGGCTATGATTTCCCGCCGTTTGGCATTTGGTCTCAGTGCTCGTATTTCAATCGGAGCGGCTGAGTCCGTTGTGTTTATCCGAGTCCATTTAATCAATTTGCCGCCTGTATCAAAAATCTCATATTTGTAGATACCGACTTGAAAATCATCTAACAGCATTCTGTACCCCTCCTTTAGTATTCGAGGTCAATACGCACCGGGGCGCCGTTGAGAAAACCAATACGGAAATAATTGGAGCGGCGGGCCTCAACGAACTCAGCACATAATTTTTTAAGTGTGAGCATGATTGAGATATCAGTCTCGGAGCGGCCCTTTAACAATGGGTTATTGTTGCGGGCGGTTTTAACCGTGGCGGCGCGGGGGCGGTAAACGATAAGCGGGCGGCCCGTTGTTTTACCTGCTGAGTTGAGGCGGCGGATTGTGACTTTACGCATGATTAGGCTTCCTCTTTTTCGCGGCGTGTCATGTAATCGGATATGGAGTAATTCCCGGCGGCCCAATCCCAGTAATCACCCTCTACAGTGTCGTACCAGTTATCACAATCAGAAGTAAGGGCGCTGCTCACAGCCTCCAATACCTGAGATAACTGGACGTTATCCCACGTATCGAAGTCTCCCCAGTCAGTTAGGTTATTGGAATAGAAGGGAATAAATCCGTCATAGGGTGCAAGAGTTTTACGGACGTAATCACGGAAGTAGCCGGGGCGCTTAGCTTCAAGCCAAGTTAGGAGCTTACGGACATCATCCCTCGAGATGTCGCAATAGATTCGATCAGTTTCATAGTTATAAAACCGAGGACGATACAGCTCAGCAAACTTCAACGAAATAGCAACGCCTGTATTCTTGAGAATCCATTGAGGAAAGTGCTCAGCCAAGCCCTTAGCAGTGTCTAAACAAAGGGCGGAATAGTCGACTCCAAAATCATCATCCGTAAGGTTTAAACCCTCGTTCTCGTTAATCCTTTCGATTTCACGAGCAACATCACCTTCCAGTTCCTCCATTAAAACACTTTCATAGAAACCGGAGAAGGGGATATAAACACGTGCGACACTGGCAGCAGTCTTATTTAATTTCGTCATTTTGATATACCTCTAATTCGATTGTTTCGGAGGCGCCCGGCGGGGCGCCGGTTGATTTACTTGGATAGGTTGTACGGGGCCTCGGGATAAAAAACGGTTGTAAACGGCCTAGGTAAACGAATCCTATCTATATCGATTTCATCGCCGTTACCGTCAACAATTTCGAGGCGCTCACCGGCAGCATTGGTGAGATAAAACCATCCGCCGTATTTTTTGTAAGGGCCGCTCACGGCCTGAGCAGCACGATACGCGGGGCCGTACATAAAACTAAAAGCGCTTTCCATCGCCTCAGCTAGTGGGCGGCTATATTCAAGGCGCCACGGGTCATATATAACGCTCTCTTCATAATGGAGGATTAACCCACCGTCGAGAAGGCTCTCATTCACGCCGGAAAAATACAAGCGGCCGTTATTAGAATCAGTAAGCTCGGCACTAATGGTGTGGGATGTACAGGTGCCTAACAAGGCGCGAACCGCTGCCAATTTAATTTGTTTGAATGACATGATTACCGCTCCTTAGATGCTCAATTCACCGAAGAAATACAGTTGATTGATTATTTCGAGGTCCTCGCCTGTAGTCTCGCGTGTAGCGCTGCCGCCCGTTGTTCGGCCGGTGGCGGTGATATAGGCGCCTGCACTATCCAGCCAATGGAAGTAAAGAGTTGGACCGCCACATTCAATAAGGACATAAGCACCGGAGGCCGCGCCGTCCTCGTCGAAGTATTTTTTGATGTCAAGGGCCTCAGTCATTGACTCCGCTTCGCTTTTAATGGTGTCCTCTAAACAGTCAAAAGAGACATCACCCAAAGTAAGACCGGCGGCGGCTTCGAGGTCATCGGCATAAGTGTCCAAAGCGTCATTGAGATCATCAATCGCGGCGGCGATTAAATCCCCGCGAGCGTGCTCAGATAAAAATTGTTCAACGTCTTTAACCGCGTCAATCTCATAGTTATCAAGGTCAGCGGACTCGGTGAGGTACGCAACAAAGGAGCGGGCGGCGGTGCTGCTGTCGGTTGTAAGACTGTAAGCGGCGCGAATATCAGCCAAGAAAGAATTTATTTCGTCGTCCGGTGTGTTTCTTTCAGCCGTGGAAACAGTGAGCGGGGCCGGTGCAAGTCTTTCACCGTAGCGAATCGCGCTAAGAATTGAAAGGGCGCGAGCGGCGGGGAAGGTTTGAGCGGTGTAACGTGTCATTTTGATTTACCTCTAAATAAAGAATGAATTACATGAGGCCAACTAAGACCATGACGGCGAAAGCGGCGAGACCGATAGCGAAGGCAATCGGCGCCGGGATAACTCCGAGCATGAGAGCCGTGATGCCCAATGCCAGCGAACCGACTGCGAATAAATAAGCTATTGCTACTAATGCCTTTAATGCTGTCATTTTGTTTGCCTCAGTTAATTAGAAAGTCTGGAGGAGAATGCTTTTAAGTTCGGGATCAACGATCTTTTGCTTAATGAAATCAAGGGCGGCGCTCATGTCATAGAAGAATGAACCGAAGCAATTTGCGGATTTCATGTAATCGACGTAATCCGCGCGGCTGCTGATGATCATTTTGTCTGAGGCGATACCGGCGGGGCCTTCGGGCAGGTTAGCGATCAATTGATCTTTATCATTTTCAAACAAGTGAGCGCCTGTAAATTCGCACATTGTTTCGCGTCTAACACACTTCAGGGCGGCGCCTTGTTTCCAATAAATGGCGTAACCGAGTTTTTCATTGTGCTTCTTTATTAAAGCGGAGCGATTTAGTTTTTGTACTGTCATTTTTATTTACCTCTATTAACGTTGTAAATGTTATTAAGTTATTACGATGGTTGAAATTATATACCGTTTTTAACGTTAATGCAAGTTAAACGATAAAAATGTTATTAAGTAATTTCCCCAATGTTAGTATCGTTACTTTCGTTATTAGTTAGATGTCTCGATTAGAAATACCGTTACGCCGTTACTAGATAGGAGAATGAGACACCGCGCCCACTACCATTTAGTTATGTCTCAGTTGGAAATATCGGCGCTAAATTACGGGCCGTAATTTGGTAGGAAAAGCCGCGCCGTCTAGGTTAGCCGAAAGGGTTAGCGGTTAATGTCACGGCCTATTCTTTTATATTTTCTTTTTTTTTTTTTTTTTTCTAAATATTTTCTAAAGGGTAGGGAAAAATGCTAACCGCTAACCCCTAAATTTAACCTCCCTTATTTATGGTATTTAAATGGTGTGTCGGCGTTTAGCTGTATCAATGGGAAAGGCACCCGGATTGTTTTCAGCAGCAGGGCGGCGCGGGCGTATCGGTGCTAAACGGGCGAAACACCGGAGCGGCGTGCCTCTTTTCTATCCTTTTGGCAAGACAGCGCGCAAGATAACCCCATTGAGATCGCGCGCGTGTCGGCCGCCTTGCTACGTACTTAACATTATAGTAATTATGTTGAATACTTCTCTAAATGCTTGCATTACGCATATCTTTACCCACCTTTCTCCCCGGGAGTTTGCCGCGCCGACCCCCACCCCCTGAGCCGGCCGCGCGCCGCCGCCTCTTACTGCCTTGAGAAATTTTTGGCACTCCCAACCCATTTCAACCTCGGAGGGGTGATCTCACACCCGCCTCCAAAAATTTTTCCATATTGTGAAAAACCGTTTTACAATAACGACATAACACTATGAAATCCCAAGAGAAAATGAAGATCTACGTCGATATTGCCTACAACGACAAAGGGCGGCGAATCGGCAGCGGACATCCCCGCGCTAAGTTCACCGACGCCGATGTCGAGCACGTTCTTATGCTCAGAACCACGGGAATGACAACCCGCGAGATCGCAGACAAAATGGAAATGTCCGAGTCCACGGTGCGCTCCTACATCCGCGGTGTAAGGAGAAGTCAGCCTCCGATGTCTTGGAAAAGGAAGGAGATCGAATGCGGGAAGTAAAGACCAAGGCGGGCGCCAGCGTAAAGGAATGGAAGCCGCCGACAACCCAAGAGAAAGCCGCGCAGAATGTCTGCCGCTCCAAGAAACCGGATAAGTCGCTCCGCAATCGCGAAGGAAGAGTAGCGCTCCGAGAGATGGTCATGCCCGAGCTGGGATTGGTGCCGCGCGACATCCCGCCCGCAGAAGACGGGGACGTTTTATGTGAGGCTCGCATACAGCACCTCTGCGATTTTTTGTCTTCGGGAGGCGTGCTTCAGAGGTGGCTCGACGCCGCAGGCGTAACAAGGAGTCAGTACACTTATCGAAAAAATCGTCAGGAAGGCCTCAAAATGCGCCTAGAAGAGGCGATGTACATTGGGTGCGATGCCCTAGCTGACCGAGCGCTGGAAATCGCTCACAAGCCGTTTATAACGGTTGACGAGGTTGTGACGACCTTAGCCGACGGCAGACAGGTCACCGTGACCAAAACCGCCGACAATGTGTTTGCCCGCAAGCTCGCGGTGCAGGCCACGATTGACATCTTGAAAAGAAGGGCGCCCGACCGCTACGGCGACGCCGTGAAAGTGGAGGTTGCCGACTCTCGGGCGCAGGCCATTATCGACGCCCGGCGCCGCTTGAGAGAGGCCAAGGATAAGATTATTGAAGCCGAGGTTGTGGGTTAGATTTCAAGTTCAAGGTACTTGCGGGGAAATTCGCGGGAAATGCCCGCGACAATTCCGAGGTATCGCTTCACGAGGAAAAAGGTGTTGCCGTCGGGGTCTGCGGTATAGCGTTTAATCCATACTCTGCCGCGGGCGTCGGTGACCTTCTCGCCGAGCAAAACGAACGGCTTTTCTTTGTCGGCGATAAGCGCCGCGATTAAATTTCCGTCCGCAATATCGGCGCCTTCTTCCCTCGGCATATCCGTCGGATTGGGTTCCGAATCTTCCTCGAAAACTATACGTTCAATGTACACGAGGTCTCCTGCGCAAATGGTAGGGGCGAGCGCATTGTCTCTTGCCTGAACGCAGACGTAAGCGCCAAGAGAGAAGTCAGCAGGCACGGGAATTTTCTTATTAAAAAGCCCGAAGCAGTTGTCTTGTTTGTAAGGGTCAGCTTTAGCAAGCAGGTTTAAGCCAATGCTTTCTGCGGTCTGTAATTCCTCGGTTTTCGGAGCTGTCACCGCGTCAGAAAGAAGTTCGATGTCAACGGACTCTTCGCAGTCTGTACCGGCGATAAGGTCTTCAACGGGCATATCTAACGCGGTCGCAATCTTCTCGATGTTTTGGGGGCGAGGTGACTTTGTTTCTCCGTTGAGAATGCGCCAGATTGACATAGCACTTAAATCCGCTTTCTTGGCAAGGACGTAAGGTGTCATGTTCTTAGATTTAAGAATGTCGTTAAGTTTTCTGCGGAATGGAATAACGCGAATGAAGGCCATAAACATTAACCTGAAAGTTAAAAGATAAAGATTAAAGTTAAAAACTTTAAACGAGATTACTAAACTTTAATCAATCATATCACTTTTAATAGATTTAATAAGGTTATTTATCTTTTTAGCTTTAGCACACGATTGATAGCAGTGGAAAGAATAGTATATACTTTATAACGTTATTAACGTTTAATTTTTCAAAGGTTTTACCATGCGCAAGGCAAGCCAAAGAGATATTGAGTTTCTGCGGGCAGTGGGATGTTCTCTGAACGATATAGCCGAGAAGGTCGGCGTTACAGCTCAGACGATTCTTAGATATTCGCAGGGCGCCGTAGAGAATACGTTGCCTATCATCGAAAGGGGCATAAGGCACGTTGCGCTCGAAGAGGTTGAGCGAGTAAAAAAGCTCACGGCTGAATATGAGGCTTTTGTCGAGGAAAATAAGTAAATGAACTACTTCAAACACCAAGGATCGCTCCTTCTCGTGAACGGGTACCGAATCGTTAAGATCGCAGGAAGAGGGAAGAACCCGATTGAGAACGGATGGACCACGAAGATCATTACGAAGGAAGACTGCGAAAATGACAACACCGCAGATCGAAGCGTTGGCATAATCTGCGGCGAAGACGTGATGTGCGTGGACGCGGACATCAATAACGATAATGTTGCAAGCAGGATAAAAGAGTTCATTAGACGACAATATCCTGACTGCATTATACCGACTCGCTACGGGAAGCGCCCGAAGTTTGCAATGCTTTTCCGAAACACGCATAACCTCCCGCCGAGCCGAACCCCAATATACGAGAAGCTCGAAGGCGACGAGCGCGTAACGGCACAGATTGAGTTCAGGGGCAAGAACCAGCAGTTTGTCGCTTTCGGCATACACCCGGCCACAGGCAAAGAGTATGAATGGGAAAACGGGTCGCCCGAGTTTTTGTCGGTAGAAGACCTCCCGATCTTGACGCCCGAGATCAGAGACGCAATCGAGCAGAAGCTCGACGAGCTTGTAAAAGCCGAAGGGTTTTCTGCGGAACATCCGGCTGAAAGCGGCAAGGCTCTTGAAGACACCAAGCTCGAAGAGGAAGACATCGAGCTTTTGAATATGTCCAAGCGCAAGGGTATGTCGATTGAAGACGCCGAGGAAGCGTTGAAAGACTGCACCTTGAGCGTTGACGACTACACCTCTTGGCTGACCGTCGGGCAAGCGCTGCACTTCGAGTTCAACGGGGCCTATGCTGCGTGCGATCTTTGGGACCAATGGAGTGGAAAGTCTCCGAAGTACGAGGCGGGTAAGACCCGTGAAAAATGGGATACGTTCTCGTCCAATAGGGTCAACTCCGTGACAATGGCAACAGTGCTTTCCCACTGTCCGAACTTTCAGCTCAGCGAGATTGTTGCTACCGACGAGGGCGCAATGACCAACATTGTCATGCGCCGTCTTAAAGGCCTTGTGCGTTACGTCCCCAAGCAGAACAGATGGGCTTACTTTGATGGTCTGCATTGGTGCGTAGGAACGGAGGGAGGGCCGGCAGCATTGGTTCGGCGGATTGTCGAACGAGTGCTTAGGGAACAGCTCGAAAACTACAAGGCAAATACCGCACTCGGAAAAGCCGTGAGAGGTTACTCGAAACTGTTCATAGCGAATAAAGCCAACCGTGTGCAGCGGCTTTTCGACAACTTTAAGCTGTACGACGAGATGTGGTTGGAAGCAGATGTCATAGACAGCAATAGCCGCTACTTCGGTGTCGGCAACGGGGACGTTGATCTCATAACAGGAGAACTTCTACCGCCGTCCCCCGACCGCTTTGTCTCCCGCCATACGCACATCCACTGCATTAAGGACGCTCAATGTCCCCGCTGGAAGCAAATGCTTAAGGAGTGTTTGGATAAAGACAGCGTTATTGATTATTTCCAAAATCTCGTCGGACAGGCGGCACTCGGACGGTTGAATCACGGACTTTTGGTATTCCTTTATGGCGACGGTTGCAATGGTAAGTCAACCATTCTTGAGGTTCTGCGTGTGGTCTTCGGAGACTATCATCGCACAGCAAGCCCCGAGGTTTTTATGTTGTCCAACAGAACAGGAGGCAATCTGCGCACAGACTTGATCGACTTGAGAGGTGCCCGCATCATCGAGCTTCCTGAGACAGGGCAGGGCGGTCGCCTTGACGTTCACCAAATGAAGCGCATCACAGGCGGAGACCAGCTCAGTGCCCGCGTGCCGTATGCCGTGGAGCAGGAAAGATTTTCGCTTGTAGGTGTCCCGTTTATTGCCACGAACCACCGTCCCGACATTCAGGAGAATGACGACGGCACTTGGCGTCGAATAAATTCGATTTACTTTCCGCACAATTTTGAAAACGACCCTAAATTCGTGAAGGACGAACATCTGCGGGAGAAACTTGCGCTTGAGTACGAGGGCATCCTCAATTGGGTGATCGAAGGCGCTCTCAAGGTACAGAAGGAAGGGCTAAAGAAACCCGAAGAGGTGCTGAAGGATGTCAAGGAATATAGAAGGGAGAACGACCTCATTGGTCAGTTCGTTGAGGAACGTTTGGTCTTTGATGAAAAAGGATATATAACCGGCAAAATGCTCACTGATCTTTGGAAAACCTTTTGCGAAGAAAAAGGTGGCAACGGAGGAATTAACAGGCAGAGCAAGCTATTGGAGGCGTTAATGCGTCGCTACCGTCTCGGTAAAACTTCTCCTAAAAACCGCCCGCGACTTAACGGCATTAGAGCCAAGAGGGACGACGAACTCTTCGATCAGTGCGACGAAGACTGACACTTGAACCACCTCACATAAACCACAATAGCCTCGGAATTTAACCTCCGGGGCTTTTCGTGTCTGACAAATACCTTGAACAAGAGATCGCTACTCGGCTCGCCGAGTTCTTTGACGACCCTTTGGGGTTCGTGCTGTGGGCTTTTCCTTGGGGACAGCTCCCCGAGATGTCTGTCGTCCGCTTGCCCGAACCGTGGCGCTCTCAGTTTCACTGCGACTTCGGCCCCGATAAGTGGGTCTGCGAACTGTTGGAAGACATCGGCCGCGGCGTTAGAGAACGCGGCTTTGACGGCGTGAACGCCGTCATGCCTCAGCGTATCGCTATCGCTTCCGGCCACGGTATCGGCAAGTCCTGCCTTACTGCACTTCTTGTGACGTGGCTTATGGCGACGCGCCCCCACTGCAAGGGCATTGTTACTGCCGTGACCGCAAGCCAGCTCACCACCAAGACGTGGGCTGAAATCAACAAGTGGATGAAGCGCTCGGTCGTTGCCGATATGTTCGAGTACACCGCCGACTCCATTCGCGCAAAGGAAGCGCCCGAGACATGGCGAGTGGACGCCGTGACTTGTAAAGAGGAAAACTCCGAGTCTTTTGCGGGTCAGCACGCCGCTTCCTCCTCCCCGTTCTACATCTTCGACGAAGCCTCGGGTATCTCGGAAAAAATCTTCGAGGTGGCAGAAGGCGGTCTGACCGACGGCGAGCCTTTCATGTTTATGTTCGGCAACCCCACGCGAGCCTCAGGTACGTTCTATGTCGCTTTTAACGACCGCAAGAAAAGGGCGTCATGGTACACGCGGCACGTGGACTCCCGAGATGTGGCGATTACCAACAAGCGGCAGATCGAGGCGTGGAGAGAGGAGTATGGCGAAGACTCCGACTTCTTTAGAGTCCGCGTCAGAGGTGAGTTCCCGAACCAAGCGAGCAATCAGTTCATACCATCGTTCTCCGTTGAAGAGGCTATGAAGCGCGCACCCACCGATCACCCGACGGTTGCCACCATCGGCGTGGACGTGGCTCGATACGGCGACGACGACTCCGTAATTTTTTTCCGGTTCGGCAAAAACGCCAAACTCCCGTACCGTGTTTTTCACGGACTGTCGGTTGTAGCGCTTGCCCACGAGATCAAGAAGGCTATCGCCTACTGCTACGAACTCGGCTTTAAGCAGGTCTATTGCTTCGTGGACGAGACGGGTGTCGGGGCAGGCGTCGTGGACATCCTCTTGGACGCAGGCTACAAGGAGGTCTACGGCATTAACTTCTCTATGGCCGCGGACGACCCCGATCAGTTCGACCGCAAACGAGACGAGATATGGGGCCGCGCCCGAGAGTGGCTTAAGAAAGGGTGCCTCGTTGAGGACGAGGACTTGAAGCACGATCTTGTGGCGCCCGAGTATGAAATCCGTCCGTCGGGCGCAATCAAACTCGAAAGCAAGGAGAGCATGAAAAAAAGGGGCTTAAGCTCCCCCGACATCGCCGACGCCTTCTGTCTTACGTTTTCCATGTTGATCGCGGAATATTCGCCTGAGGATTACCAGCGCACCAACCAACACGTGGCTCAGGCCCGCATGGATTACAACCCCCTAGATTTCCGCTTCTGATACTTGACGCGCTCTCCGCGCCCGATACTACGGCAAAACAACGGAGAACTTTATGCACGTGAAGGTATTGAGCACGCAGGAGGTTATGTCTTACCCGGGCTTTGACGAACTCATTGAGGAGTATTCGCGAGCCTTCGACAACTCTCAGACCGGCGCCGTCAAAGTGGATTGGAAGGCCTATGAAGACTTCGGGGACAACTTGAAGACTGCGGTGGTCATCGCCGAAGGCAAGATCGTCGGCCTTGCCGCCGTCTTGATTCAGCATTCCCGTCACTACGATATGCCCGTGGTCACCATCGAAGCGCTCTACCTTCGCCGCGCTTACCGCAAAGGTACCGCAGGTCTGCGTCTGCTTTGGGCCGCCTCTGACATCGCCCGTGACTCGGGCGCAAAGGGCTTGGCGTTGTGCGCGCCGCCTGATAGCGAACTTGAGAGGCTCTGTATCGCTAAAGGCTACGCCGATCTGCGGCACGTCTATTGGGTGCCCGTATGAACGAGTTGTCTTTACCGACCTCGACGGAAGCCGCAATACGTCGAGTAGAAGAGCTGGGCGAAGCACTCAAACAGAACTTTCCCGAATATGTCTTCCCCGTTGAGCATTCCCTGCACGGCGGGATGTATGCCCGCACCATTCGAATGCCCGCGGGCACGGCGGCAGTGGGAACACTCATTCGCGTGCCCACGCTTTTGATCGTGAGCGGCCACGTGCGCATTAACTCGGGCGACCGTGTGTACGAGCTACAGGGCTATCACGTCTTGGAGGGCGAGATCAACCGCAAGCAAATGGCATGGGCCTTAGAGGATACCGAGATCACCATGATCTTTGCGACTCAGGCAAAAACGGTTGACGAAGCGGAGCGCGAGTTCACCGTCGAATTTGAACAGTTACAGAACCGAAAGAAGGAGATTTCAGCATGAGCGGAGTCGCAGTCGGAGCGGCGGTCGTAAGCACCGCGGCTTCCATTTACAGTAGTAACCGTCAGGCCAAGGCAACGCGCGCCGCGGCTAACGCGCAGGTCGATCAGTCCAACAAGCAGTTGGCTCAGCAGAAAGAGCAGTACAACCGTGCAAATCAGAAGCAGGCTGACATCGGCTCTTTGCTTGAAGCCAACACGGGCTCTGACCTCGGCACCACTATGTTGTCGGGCGCTCAGGGCATTGACCAAAATCAACTCCAACTTCAGAAAGGGGGCACCCTTCTCGGAGGCTAAGACATGGAACTTAGAGAAAAAGTCCAAAGTCGCTGGGACGCTTTGAAAGAGGAACGCGCCTCTTGGATGTCGCATTGGAAGGACATCAGCGAGGTGCTTCTGCCGAGAGCGGGGCGCTTTCTGCCGACGGAAAACAACCGCGGAGGCAAAGCCGCATTCCGCAAGATTCTCGACAGCACGGGCACCCGAGCACTGAGAACCTTGTCCGGCGGCATGATGTCAGGCATGACCAGCCCCGCTCGCCCGTGGTTCCGTCTTACAACGTTCAACCCCGAGTTGGACGAGAGCTACGAGGTCAAGGTGTGGATGTCGCAGGTCACCTCTCTCATGCAGATGGTCTTCTACAAGTCCAATACCTACCGTGCGCTTCAAATGGCCTACGAGGAATTGGGCGCCTTCGGCACGTCTGCGACCTTGATCTACGACGACTTCGACCGCGTTATCCACTGCCATCCCTTGACCATCGGTGAGTTCGCTATCGCTACCGACTCCCGAGGCCGCGTGAACACGGTGTACCGAGAGTTCCGCATGACGGTGGCTATGCTCATCCAAGAGTTCGGACTAGCCAACGTCAGCCGAGCGGTGAAGGATATGTACGACCGAGGCCAGCTCGACGAATGGGTTGAGGTCATCAATGCGATTGAGCCTCGCACGGAACGAGACCCGAGGAAGACCGACGCCAAGAATATGCCGTACTTGTCGGTGTACTTCGAGAAGAGCGGCGACAAAGGCAAGGTCTTGCGTGAAACAGGTTTTACCGAGTTCCCCGCTATGTGCGCCCGTTGGTCGGTCACAGGCGGCGACATCTACGGAACAAGCCCCGGCATGGAAGCGTTGGGCGACCTCTGTCAGCTACAGCAGATGCAGTTCCGCAAGTCGCAGGCGATTGACTACAAAGTCCATCCGCCCGTCTTAATCCCGAGCGAAATGAAGAACATGGGTACGCAGTTCTTGCCGGGCGGCGTTATTCCGTACTCCAACGCACAGCAGGCTCAGCAAATCCGCTCGGCCTACATGGTCGATCTCGACTTGAACTCTCTGCTAGTCGATATTCAGGACGTGCGCCAACGCATTAACGAGGCCTTCTACCGCGACATCTTCATGCTGATGGTTAACTCCACCGACAAGACTATGACGGCAACCGAAGTCACCGAGCGGCATGAAGAGAAGATGCTGCTGATGGGGCCCGTCTTGGAACGACTGAATGCCGAGATGCTCGACCCCTTAATCAACATCGTATTCAACAAGCTCGTGCAGGCAGACCTTCTGCCGCCGCTCCCCGAAGACTTGCAGGGTCAGCAGTTAAACGTCGAGTTTATTTCCATCCTCGCTCAGGCTCAGAAAGCCATTAGCACCAACTCCGTAGACCGTATGTTCTCGGTGCTCGGCAACCTCGCAGGTATGCGCCCCGACATCGTGGATAACGTCGATCTTGATTTTTGGCCGCAGTGGTATGCCGACGCTTTGGGCGTTGACCCGCGCTTCATTGTCTCGGGCAAGAAGGTCGCCGTCATCCGTGAGCAGAGAGCGCAGGCTGAACAGCAGGCCGCCGCTATGGAACAGCTCCAAGGGGCGACGCAGGCCGCCAAGAACATGGGCATGACCATGCAGGGTCAAAGCCCCGAGCAGATCATGCAGGCGTTCACGGGCTACTAACTGATACTTGAAGAGACTTTGATGGTTGACAATTCTGAAAAGTTCGATTGGGACGCACGGGAGCGTGAACGCGAAGACCTCGAACGTGAGACTAAACAGGTCTTGCAGGAGAGAAAAAACGATCTCGAAACCGTGTTGTCAACCGAGCAGGGCCGTCGCTTCGTTTGGTCCTTGATGAGCGAAAGCGGCGTCTTCTGTTCGACCTACAACCCGAAGGCCGCGGATGTGGCAATTGACATGGCCTTCACGGAAGGACGCAAGCAGTTGGGCTATCGGCTTCTTGAAGAGATTCAGGTGCTTTGCCCGCACAAGTTTTTGTTAATGCAACAGGAGATGATTAAAAAATGGCAGAAGGCTTAGAAGGCGGAACACCCGCACCGGCACCGACTCCGGCGCCCGCCCCTACACCTGCACCGGCTCCGACACCGGCGCCGACACCCGCTCCCGCAGGAGCAACAACTGAGGGCGGAATGCCTAACCCGTTGGGCGAAGGAAGCGGACTTCCCAACCCGTTGGGAGAGTCTCCCGCACCGCAGACCGAAGGCCCCGCAAGCGAAGCCCCCGAGCACTACGCCGAGTTCGACATGGGCGACTACGGCAAGCTCTCTGAGGAATCCGCTAAGGACTTCGGCGCAGCCGCCCGCGAGCTTGGTCTCTCTCAGGAGAAAGCGCAGAAGCTCGTCAGCTCCATGACGCCAGCAGTTGCCGCACATCTTCAGCAGAAACTTGCAGGCTACGCCAACGAGTGGATTGCTTCGGCCAAGGCCGACGCTGAAATCGGGGGTGCCAACTACAACCGCAACCTCGGAGTAGCAAAACTTGCCTACGACAAGTACGCCACTCCTGAGTTGAAGAAAGTTCTCGCTGTCTCGGGCCTCGGGTGCAACCCCGAGATTCTCAGACTCTTCTACCGCGTCGGCAAGACACTTCAAGAAGACCAAGGCGTCGGCGCAGGCAACGGTCCGCAGACTCAGCCTTTCGTCCGTTATCCGAATACCCCGAACATGAAGTAATCAAGAAGGAGAGGAAATGTCCACCAACGCAAAATACAATCCGACGCTTGCAGATATTGCAAGCCGTATGGGTCCTGACAAACGTGTCGATACCGACATCATCGAAGCCCTGAATGAAACAAGCGAGCTTCGCAACTACATGACAACGCTGGAAGCCAACGGTGTGACCGAGCACGTTACCACCGTCCGCACAGGCCTTCCGACCGTTGCTTGGAAAAAACTCAATTGGGGCGTCCAGCCGTCCAAGTCCACAACCAAACAGGTCAAAGACTCTCTCGGTCGTATTGAGGCATGGGCTGAAGTCGATACTCAGCTTCTTGAGATCAATGGCTGGGACAAAGACTTCCGCTTCACAGAAGAGCTTGCTTTCGTTGAAGCTATGAATCAGAAAGTTGACCGCGCTATCTTCTACGGCGACAACAAGAAAGACCCCGAAGCCATTCTTGGTCTGACCGCTCGCTATGCCACAGGCAAGAAGTCCGCGGCTGACAACGCCGTAAACGTCATCGACGGCGGCGGCACGATTGCTTCCGGCAAGTCCTCTGACTTGACTTCTATTTGGGTCATATGCTGCTCTCCGCGTACTCTCTTTATGACCTATCCGAAGGGTTCCTCCGCAGGTCTCAAGACAGAAGACAAGGGTATCTGCACAACCGAAGACGCCAACGGCGGCAAGTTCGACGTTACCCGTACTAAATTCTCTTGGGACGTGGGCCTCGTGCTTCGCGATTGGCGCTATGTCGTTCGCATCGCCAACATCTCCAAGGCCGCTCTGAAAGCCGACGCTTCCACCACAGGCGCCGTTGACCTTGACGATCTGCTCTCCGACGCTATCAACCGTATGCCTTCTTTGACAAACGGCGGCCGCTTCGTGATCTGCTGTAATCGCACGGTCAAGAACTGCCTCAAGAAACAGTTCAAACACGCTAAGAACGTCCGCTACGGCATCTCTGAAGTTGCGGGTAAGGACGTTGACAGATACGACGGTATTCCTATCGCTATCTGCGACGCGCTCGAATTTGGCGAATCCAAGGTTCCGTTTGACGCCTAATTAGGAGAAAAGAATGATTGTTGACAAACTTAACGAACTCTCCGACGGCCAAGTCGTAACCGCGGCCGCCGCATCCACCAACACCTATGATTTCGGTCAGTCTTCTCCGACACCCGGCTCCAACGGCGTACTGCACGTGGTGACCACTGTTGAGGCAGGCTCCACAGGTTTGATTCAGGTAAAGATTCAGGAGTGTGATACCGAGAGCGGCACGTACACGGACCTTCTCACGGGTCCGAACGTGACCATCCCGGACGAGGGCTTAATCCTCGACTTGGCCGTTCCCGCCGTCACCAAGCGTTTCCTGCGCGCCTACTACACTCCGACTAAGGCTTCGGGTTCCGACGCGCCCGCCGCTAAAGCGACTCTCTCCACGATCATCACATGGGGCGTGGAACAGCAGAGCGGCTGGAAGGGTTCCGACGCTTATATGGAAACAAAGTAAAGAATCGGGTCAGTTGCATTTGAGTCACTCCAACTGAGATTTTTGGGCGCCAAGTGCGCCCGTTTTTTTAGGAGCAAACATGGCAAGTGAAGTCCAAATCTGCAACCTCGCCCTGTCTCGAATCGGCGAGGACGGCTCGATCATCTCGCTTGACCCTCCCGAAGGAAGCGAGCACGCGGCGGCTTGCGCGGCGTTTTATCAGCGTGCTTTGGGTTCTCTTCTTGAGTCCCACGATTGGAGTTTCGCGACCGTCAGAATGGCGCCGGGCAAGCTCGCAACGGAAGACACCCACGGATGGAGAGCGGCGTATGTTCTGCCGCCTGAATGCGCTCGGGTGATCTCGGTGCAGAGTCTTAACGACACGACGCACTACTACGCGCCTGAGAACGAGCATTACGAGATCGAGTCCAAGGAAGGGCAGAGAGTGCTCTACACCGACTGCGAACTGCCGATTGTGCGCTACATAACCGCCACGCCGAACCCGGGGTCTTTCACCTCACTCTTTATCGACGCATTGGCATGGCGGTTGGCTTCTGACTTGGCAGGCCGCATTATCAAGAGCAAAGAGGGCATTACGGTCGTGAACGCCTGTATGCGCAACTATCAGATCGCTTTGGGCGAAGCGACGCGCAAAGACACTAAGGAAAAGAATCAGCCAGCAGAGCACATTCCTGATTGGATAAAAGCTCGGGGAGGTTTCAATGGCTATTAAAAGTGTGCAGGTATCCTTCGCAGGAGGCGTCGTGTCGCCCGCTATGTTCGGGCGCGTGGACGATCAGAAGTACAAGATGGGACTAGCCAAGTGCGAGAACTTCGTCTGCTCCCCGCAGGGCGCGGTCTTCAACCGTCCCGGGTTTGAGTTCGTGCGCGCCACGAAGTACGCCGACAAGAAGACTCGTCTTATTCCGTTTAAGTTTTCGTCCGATCAAACAATGGTCATCGAACTCGGAGACAAGTACGCGAGGTTCCACACGAACGGCGCGACCCTGATGTCGGGCAGCTCTCCCTACGAGATCACGACGCCATACGAGGCAGACGACCTCGCGGAGATCAAATACACGCAGTCTGCCGACGTTTTGACGCTCGTGCATACAAAGTATCCTCCGAAGGAATTAAAGCGTTACAGCGCCTACGATTGGCGATTAGAGACCATTGATTTTGCTCTTGGTATCTCTGCGCCTACCATCAGCGGTGTGACTTACCACGCCAACGGCAACACAAGCGAGAACCGCTTCAACGTTCGTTATGTGGTTACAGCCCTGAAAGAAACCGACGAGGGAACCATCGAGTCGGGCGCAAGCACTGCGTTCACCATCTCTTGTAATCTTTATCACAATGAGAGCAACAACGTCATTCAATGGGGCGCCGTGACAGGCGCTAACCGTTATCGCGTCTATAAGTCTTTGTCGGGCGTCTATGGCTACATCGGGGAGACCAACGCCTTGACCTTCACGGATGACAATATCGCGGCCGACGAGTCCATCACACCGCCTCGATACGACACGATCTTTCAATCGGCGGGTTCCATTCAATCCGCGACGATCACCAACGCAGGCGCGGGCTACGTGGGACCCAACGGTGAGATCACAAGCGTGACGCTTGATTCTTATGAAATTTGGCGTACTACCGTTAAGTATCGAGCGCCGTACTATTCGCCCGACAACATAGGAGATTTTGCGGGGGCATGGTCCGCGCAGGTCTATGTTGTTGACGACGAAGGCACGGGAAGCGGCGCCGTGGTTCAACCCGTTATGTGTACGGGGCCGGGCGGTTTTGAACGCTTAAGCGACCCATACGACGGCGGAAGTGGCGAGGACTATTACATCGGTTGGAAGATGTACTCGAAGTCTTTCTGCTATGTTTACTACATCCCTGTCAAGGGCCTGAAGTTGGTGAGCGGCGGCTCGGGTTACAAGAAGCCTCGTATCGTCATTGAGATTACGGGCGTCCCCGTCATGGAAGAAACAAACGCCGGAGCAAACCGAGTGGATGTTCCGGGCAAGGTGACCTGCGTCAAATATTCGGGCGAGTTCAGAGCACGGGCATATGCCAACGGCTTCACCAACCGTGGCATTATCGTGACCGACCCGACGGGTCGAGGCGCCGTTCTTACGCCTGAGTTTGCCAACGGGAAACTGACCCGCGTCAATATCTTGGACGGAGGCCAAGGCTACACCAACCCGACAGCCACGGTCTATGCGGATTACGGCTCGGGCGCCACGGTTAGCCTCTCGCTCGGTGCGATTGGCGATTATCCCGGATGTGTGACGTACTACGAGCAGAGAAGGTTTTTCGGCGGCACTCGCGTCCGTCCGCAGATGTTATGGGGTACTCGTCCGGGCACCGAGTCGGATATGAGCTACACCATCCCGACACAGGACGACAACCGCATTAAGTTTCGTATCGCCGCTCAACAAGCCTCTCGTGTACAGCACTTGGTGCCGATCTCTCAGCTTCTTGCATTGACCGAGACCGCCGAGTTCCGCATTACGTCGGTGAACTCTGACGCCTTGACGCCGAACTCAATCTCGGTCAAACCGCAGAGCTACATCGGTGCTTCTCCCGTCCAGCCCGTCATCATCAACAATACGGCGGTCTATGCCGCTTCCCGCGGCGGACACCTGCGAGAGCTTGGCTACAATTGGCAGGCCAACGGTTTCATTACGAGCGACTTGTCCATCCGCGCCCCACACCTCTTTGAACTCGGCAAGCGTGTCGTGGACTTAAGCGTTACCGCCGCGCCCGAGCAGATTATTTGGGGAGCGACTAACAAGGGCGAACTCTACGGTCTCACATATCTGCCCGAGCAAAACGTCGGGGCTTGGCACGTGCATACTACCAAGGACGGCTACTTCGAGTCCTGCGCTGTCGTAACCGAAGGCGAGGAAGACCGCCTCTACGTGGTTGTCCGCCGCCTTGTGAACGGAGCATACGCCCGTTACGTGGAGCGCATGGGCACCATGTCCGCTGCTACCTTAGAGGAGTCTTTCTACGTTGACTCGGGTCTTACCTATCGAGGCGTGCCCGTGTCCACCCTCCAAGGCTTGAACCACCTCGAAGGCTGTACCGTGGCAGTCTTAGGGGACGGGGCCGTCATGCCGCCGCAGAAGGTGAAAAACGGGAAGATTACCTTACCGGAAGAGCACTCGGTCATTCACGTGGGACTGCCGATCATCGCAGAACTTCAGACCTTACCGATTGCCATTCAGCTCAACGACGGCTCTTACGGTCGAGGCCACACGGCCAACATCAACAAAGCATGGTTGCAGGTCTATCGCTCCAGCGGCATTTGGGTCGGGCCGTCTTTTGAAGAGCTAACCGAGAACAAGCAGAGAACGGACGAGCCATACGGCGCTCCTCCCAACGCCGTCACGGGCACGGTTGCCGTGCTGACCACGCCTTCATGGAAAGACGAGGGCAAGGTCTGTATCAGGCAGGCCGACCCCCTGCCGCTGAAGATTACGGGGCTTACCGTTGACCTCGCGGGCTGACACTTGAAGGCAAACTGAAGCGTTACCTTATCCCCACACAACGTGGGGATTTTTATGCCTTCTTACTACAGTTATCAAACCAATACGCCGCGAATGTTCACGCCTGCCGAGCAGGAGCAGTTCGAGCTTGCGCGCCTCGGGCCGGTCACGCCCGCTCAGCAGGAAGCATTCCTCGACTACGGCTACGAGCCGAGAGCCGCGCAGGGGGCGGGCGCGGGCGCCAAGACTGAGACCGATTGGGGCAACACCTTCGGTCTTGTAGGCTTGGGTCTTACCGTGGGTCAGGCACTCGGGAGCGCCTATAGCGCTTGGGCCTCTTCCAAGACGCAGGCCGCCGTGCAGAAAGCGCAGAGCAAGATCGCCGCCAACAATGCCGAATCCATGCAGATGGGCGTTGAAATGAGCCGACGCCAAGGCGAAGCCATTATCGGGAAACTGACCCGTAAGGCAGGGCAGACCAAGGCCACGCAGAGAACGAGAGCGGCGGCCAACGGTATAGGACTTGGCACGGGCAACATCGCCGAGATTATGGCGACGACCGACCTCTTAAAGGGCGAAGACATGAAGACCGCAGAGTTGAATGCTATCGCGCAGTCTTGGGGCTATTCCGCCAAGGGAGCCTCTTTGACAGGGCAGTCCAACGCTCTAGGCATTCTCGGTTCTGCCAACAGCGACGTGGCGCTCGGCAATGCGTTTGCCGCAGGCTTAGAAGGCGCAGGCAAGGTTGCAAGCTATTGGCAATCCTTTAGAGCAGGTGTAGGAGTACGCAGATAA